GTTTGATCGTATTCAACAATAGCGTCCGTGCTAGAATCTGCTGAATTTAAAAACCAATATATTTTTTCGTTCTGTGAGTCTTTAATAACGCCGATACAAACGGGGTTTTGCAACCCAAAGTTTGATTGCCAAAACACATCTGGGCCAGTGCTTCTTAAGTTCTTTATAGTGTTACCAAGTATATTTTCTACGGCGCCTACATCAGATCCTTCAGATGTACTTACCTGAATATTCTGGGCATCGCGATATTGTCCGTTAGGTACCAACCTTTCATCAAGGTCTTTGTTCATTTTACCCTGGATAAATGTATGCTGTAGCTTAGCCATATATTAGTGTTTAATCCACTTGGATTGGTTTCTCATTACTTGCGCTAATTCAGATATCTTAAGATTAGACATACGTAATTTAGCGTTACGTTTAGCAGCAACCATTTCTTTTTTAAATCTCGCTACTTGGTACTCAGGCGTGTTAGCTCTTGTTCCTAAAATTGCATGAGTAATGTACTTATACACCGCTTCTTCAGCAAACTTGTGCACTCGCATTTCTTCTTCTGTGCCAAGGCCGTCACTAATGTACTTTAATGTAATTATGCGGTTTACCATATCCGAACTAAAATGCACAATGCCGTGCAGCTGGTCTATGTAAAAAACCCCGTTCATTTGGGCCGCCTCCGGTTGCAAACCATAGCGTCTCCCGTAGCGGTACATATTAAAAAGCATACCCTCGTTTAACGCATTGTCTTGCGGATTGTTATATGGTGATCCGTAGTAATCCGAATTAAACTTCTTAAGCGTTTCAGACTCGTGCGCTTTGAGTATATTACCGGCATGGTCAAAAGTGTATTGATAACTGTTATCCTGTGCAATAGCAGAAGGATTACTTGAATCACGAATAGGATATATAATTCTTTCAATACCATTAGCGTCTACCCAAGACATACGTACATAATTAACGTAATCCTGTGGTAATATCATTGACAGCGAAGGCGGTATTTCTATTTCGTATGCCTTTTGCGAAGGTAGTGTGTCAAAGCTAAATTCTTGAATAGCACGCTGTGCGTGAAAAGCTACGTCTGTTCTTTTGATCTTGCTTATAATTTTATCTTCACCTACATAGGCTATCATAAAATTATTAACCATATCTTTAAGGCTAACAAACTGGTAGTCACCGTAATCTTCATCACCACTATTCCAAACGCCGTCGGCGCCAAGGTAGTAAGCTTCGCTAGTTTGATTTAATAATGCCATGTGTTAAGATTTTTCTTGTTGAGTATTGCGCGCTTCTTCTTGAGCGGCTATTTGGTACACTTGCAATTCGCGTGTTGAAATACCAGCAAGCTCTAGTATTTTCATTACTAATTCTGTTTCTTCAGAAGCGTGAAGAGGAAAATCCTGAGAGGTGGAAGCATTGTATTGAGCAACGCCGTTAAGTGTATTGTAACCCCACTCTACTGTCGCGGGTCTTTTAATATAATTACACGTTACACCAGCAGTTAACTCAGCTGTACCATATACTTTGTATCCGTCGTCGCTAGCTACAAAAACAGGTCTTGTATCAGTAGGCTTGGTTAAAGGCGCTTGATTTATGTATAAAAACTCTTTTTGATTAATTCTTTCGACCTCTGTATTATTATAGATAAGTGTGCCTATCCTGTATAAATCAGAAGGCACGGTCCAATAATTGTTACTGCGGATCATTGCCGCTGTAGCCTCAAATAAGTTTATTTTTTCGTTGAGAAGGTTGAGCATGTCGGAGAACTCCGTATCGTTCCCATGCATTCTACCGAACTGGTTAATGTCATAGAAGTATTGCTCGAATAGATCCATCTGTGCTTGATTAGCAAACAGATTAAATTCTTGAGGCGTAACATACCCTCGTTGCTCTTTATTGAGTATACTTAATACTCGTTGATAAACAGTGTCTACGCTTACGCTCATAATGTTTTATGTTATTAAAGTGGAGACCGCGTTAGCGATCCCCACTATTTGACTTATAGTCGTTTTTCAATTACATTCAGTACTTCCATACCTTCATCTGTTTTGAAGAATGCAGCAAGCGCTGAATAAGGGTGTTCGTCAAAAGGAACAGTCATGATCTTGCGTTTATTTTCGCCGTACATAAATGTTCTATTGTCACTTGATAATGTTAGCAATCCACGCTCTGTGGCTTTGATCCCAATATTTCTTAGTTCCACGTTATCGTCATTGGCTAGTTCTAAGAACAAACCAGGTTGTTTACGCGCAAATATAAGTAAATCTCTTTTAAGTTCCTTAGAAGAGAGCTCAGATACCTTAGATCCGCTCTGGACCCGCATTATAGCTTCAGCTTGATCGACAGCCATGTCTTTAGCAGCATTAAGTGCCTCTAATTCCATTTCAATCCAATCAACCTCGTCTTCCGCGATTGACTCAGGTTTATACTCTACAATTATACCGGACGTAACAAACGGGTGTACAGATAAAAACTTTTGCATTGCTACGTTCTCTTTAGGAACTCTTAAAATACCGTTTCTTAAAACAATACGCCCTAGTGTTACTGTTCCTTCTTGCTCATCAACAAATGGAGAGCGCTGGTTAGTAGCATAGCGTATTTCTCGCTGGTATCCTTTTTCTTTGTCAAAGTGAAGTAACGGGCTTTTTGCAGAGTGCATTGTAGGGACAGTATAAGCCAACGGTTCTTTGCCGCTAGCTAGCTCGTACAATCGGTCTTTAAAAACCCATTCATCTTTTTTCTTTGTAAATTTTTTTGTTTCAGGTTGAATAGTTGCAAGAACTTCTGGTTCTGGTTCAACATATGTTTCAACTTTTGCTTTTGGTGCAGCTTTTTTAGCCGCAGGTGTTTTTGCTGTTGCCATGATATAATATAATTAAATAAAGGTAATAATTACCCCCGCCGCAAGGACGAGGGTAATATTAAATTAACGCTTATGCGTTAGTTGTTTTCTTCAACAATACGAAGTTGTTGGCTGCTTGAGTACACATTGTACGCTCTGAAAGGAAGTGAACATTCATTTCATCAGCATCACTAGTGTAATTTCCACCAACTGAGCCAGTAACCCAAGACTTCATACGACGATCGTCTGCTTCAGAAGCACGGTAACGAACGTGTAAGAAAGGACGTGAGATGTTCTTGCCTAATTGTTGGTCATAAACAGTAGAAGTACCTGCAGGGATGATTACCCCTTCAATATCGCCGATAGATCCGCGAGTAGTTGAATCGTTCAAGTATTTCCAGTCAGTCTTGTAAAAGTCATAAGAACCACGACGGAATCCAGAGAATCCTAAGTTCAATGCCATATCTTCAGAGTTGTCAAATACACCGTAAGATGTACCACCCGCTCCGTAAGAGTTCTGAGCAGCAAGCATATTGTCGATAGACAAAGAAGTTGCACGATCCAAGAACATCATGTTCTCTTCAATAGCACCTTGCTTATCAAGCTCAGAAAGAATAGTATCAAACTCAGCTAGTCCGTTACCACCACCGAAGTCAGCGTTGTTGTAAACTAAGCCGCGCTCTTCTAATACAGAGAACAAACCTTGAGTACCTGCAATTACTTGACCGCCGTTAGCAGCCGGTGCGTTAAACGTTGATACAGCTTTTTCAGCTTCAACCATAGACATTTCTAGGTAGTCTTCAAAACGTAGACGCGACTCGTGCTCAGACTTCAAGTACCACATGTAACCAGAAGTTCCAGCTTCAGTAGTTACTTCAACCCAACCGATCTGCGCTGTGTCAGAACCGTTAACGCTGTACTTATCACGTAAGATAATAGGCTGGTTAGAAAACTGAGTGAACGAAGCGTCCAATGAGTTGCCAGCTTCTTTAGATCCCTTTCCGTACTCATTACCGTATACAAACAAGCTTAAGTCTGTAGAATTTACCGCAATACCAGCTGGGGCAAGACCCGCTGCTGTTTCATAAGCTTTAAATGCTACAGTTTGAATAGTAGCTGAAGTAGCAGTAACTCCTGTAACAAACGCTTTGAAAGTAGTGATAGCTCCACCTGCAAGGCTTTGGCTAACTACTAAAGTCATACCTGGGCCAATCAAAGAAGGCTTGGCAGCTGTTTGAGTAATCTCTAAAGTACTGGTTGTTTTTAGTCTAACATTATCGTAAGCAATGTGTAGACGACCTTGTTCAGACCATACTACTTGATCAGAGGCCATAGGCATCTCTGCTCCTACCATGCGCAAGAATCCGCCGATCGTACGATTACCGTAACGCTCTACTTCTTTCTCGTATACCTCAGGAAGAAATTGTTGTGTAAAATCCATATTCGCTAAAGGAATATAGTTGTCACCGAACAAGCCCTTAACAGGACGTGGTGTTAGGTGCGCTAAATTTGCCAGTGTTGCTGGCGCTGTTGCAAATGCCATTTGTGTAAAATTTTAAATGGATTATTATTTTTTAAACTTAACCTTAAGCTTAGAGCTGTTAGTTCCACTGTCAACCGCGCGTATTTTCCACCCATTAGCCGCTGTTACTTCTTCGTGAACCCCTCTCGGATTCATATCAACGTTTTTTGTGCGGGCCATACTATCCTTTACTGCATCGGCTTTGCCTTGCTCGTAAAAGTGTTGTGCGACTTGATCAGCGTTCATTGCGGTGAACAGCGATTTATGGTAGCCTTTGGCATCCGACATTTCACCTTTTTCGTTCAAGAACTTCTTGATAAAGTTATTAATGTCACCTTGGGTTTCCTTAACCTTGCCAGCGTCGTTAACCTTGAAGCGGTACTTTTTGTCCCCAACGCTGTAATCAAACCCTTGAAAACTTTCGTTGAATACTTTCGCGCTTTCGCGTTTAAACCTACTGGCTTGTTGTTCTGCAATTTTAGCAGCATCCTCACTCTCTTTTGTATAGCGACTAAAAAATTCAACCGCTTTTTGCTGGTCAGGGTTTAACCTAGACCCAGCCTTAATTTCATCGTAATATTTAGACTTTAAACTGTCTAAATGATCTTTAGCTTCCGACAATGCGCGCTTGCGTTCTATCTTTTTCAAACGAACCTCACGTTCATCGTCAAGATCTTCGTCGTAAGCAAATTTGTCATTTAATAGAAAATCTATATCTTCTCTATCGTATGCCTTGTATTTTGTTTCGTAATATTCACGAAGCAATTGATCTTCGTTTAATTGGGAGTAATCTGTATTAAGTCGTACGTAATCCTCTAAAGTACCGCCTGTCTCATCCATAAAATCAACAACTTTCTGAATGTTTTCAGGTAAGTTTGCGCCGGCTTTTGTGGACTCCTCAATTGCTGTGGCTACGTCTTCTTCAAGTTGTTCCGCTGCCTCTTCGACTTCTTCGTCTGTAATCTCCTGCAGTGCGGACTCTTGTTCTACTACTTCTTCTCGAACAGGCTGTTCATCTTGAACGCGCTCTTCTTCTCTGGCAGGTTCTTCAACTGCTGTTTCGATGTTTTGTTCTGGTACTTCTTCGCTAACTGCGGGTTCGTCGCGTACAGGAACCTCATCTGTGCTTTGCTCTTGAACGGCATTAGCTTGCATGTTTACTTTGATAGTGCCGTCTTCGCCGACACCCACTACCGGGTTAGTTTCTTCACTCATGATAAGATATTATAAAATTGTTATTACTATAATTACCTAGGTTCAAAGGTACCTAAGCCGAACCCTCCGCCAAGTATATCGTTCCCGGAGGATTCGAAATTTTTAGGTGGTGAGTCATTTTTTCTTTGATCAATTAACTCGCTTTGTTGAGTCGCTTGCATTTTAGTTCTTTCGTCTTTGCGATCTTCTTTTTGTGCCTCTTTAGACTTCTGACCATCAACCTCTATGCCTTTAAGTTGCATATTGTACTGGAACTCTAAAGCCATAAGCTCTTTCTTTAATTGAACCTCAGCTTGCATTTTCTGCTGCTCAATTTGAGCTTTCATTTGTTCAAGCTGCGCTTTTGTTTGGAACAACGCTTGGTCTTTTTGTACCTCAGCTTGTGCCGCTACTTGTTGTGCCTGTGCGTTTGCTTGTGCCTGCGCTTGTATGTTTTGCTGCTGCATTTCTTGATCGCGCAATTGTTTTTGCTTTCTACGTAGTTTTAACAGCTGGTTAGCTAGCTTTAGATTCTTAACTTCGCGTATGTCAATTGCATCTGATAAGTCTATAATACCAGCGGATAGTGCGGTTTGTATGTTATTTTCTAGCATACCTTTTTCTTCGTCATCTGGTGATAACTCTAGGACAATGCCGAAATCATGAAGATACAAATCGTTTAGCTCTTCCAACACGCCTACGTTAAAACCGCCTATTTTTTGTATAAACGCTTCTTTAGATGGACTGTACTCAAGTATATCTGATATTCTAAGTGATAAAGACTCTGCTGTATCTGCTGTTAAGAATAGACCAGAATCCAATATATGTCTTGTAGCGGTATTTGAATTTGCCGCCGCTAATTTTTGTACGCCAACTAAAGCTCTTGCATCAGGGCTTGAACCGTCACGAGCTTCATTAAGACCCGTTACATCACGGATCATTTGTAGGTAATAGTTGTATGTTTGAATTAATGTTTGCAGCTTTTGGCCACCCGCGCCGGTTTGTAACGGTTGGATAGGTACTTTACCGGGATTCATATCACCCTCTTGTGTAAATGACCTACCAATAACAGAACCCGTCTGGAAGAACATATTAAGTGCCTCTTGCGGATTGTAGTTTGTTCCGTTGCCTAAATCAATTTCAGCAAGACCGTCCGCATCCATATAAACACCGTCGGGCATCATTTTAGATAGCACCTGCTGCATCTTTAAATGGGTAAGCTGTATCATATCAGCAAACCCCGTACAACGGCTCACAATAGATTCAATACGACCTCTGTACATTCTTGGAGCTACAATACTGTAATTCATTTTTACTTTATTGTAATCACTTTTAGGGCGTACCATATTTTTAGCCATACCCCATTCCAATAGCATACTAGGGCCTAATATCATAGCACCCTCGTATAACACCTCGAGCGAACGTGATGCTTTAGCAAACCCCTCTGAATCCGCTGGTGGATTAAATTGATCGTCTCTTGGTATAGCTTTTAAGCCACCGGTAGCTGTTTCTTTTACTTTGTATACCTCGTTCATGTAGGTCTTGTAATTAAAATACAAAACCTGCACCGTATTAGAATCATAACCACGATCAGCGCCGTCATTAAATTGATTCCAAGAAGTTGTGTTATTATAAGACCCAGCTGCTTTTATTTTGTCAAGCTGAGCTTGGTCGAGTTGGGGGTATTGCTTTTTTAATTCGTTGATCGGTATGTTCTTAACTTCCCCAACATAGTATATGTCTTCAAAATAAGGAGACTCAGTGTAAGAGTAAACCAGGTTGGCTGGATCTACGTAGTCAATAACAACACCCTCGGATTCTGAGAATGTATTTTTAACCGCACCAATACCAATGGTTGTTAAATCGTAATATACTCTTCTTTTAGTTAAATCATATTTGTTACCATCAAACAAAGTGTTAATTGCTATTTCCTCAGCTATTTCAATGCCTTGTTTATAACTTAGCTGCATATGCAACTCCAGCTCTTCTTTTGAACCTGGTAAATTTTCTTTATCGTTTTCGTATAAGTTAATACCAAACGCCTCAGCCGCATAATCGTTAATCTCCTGCGTTTGCATGTCCCTTATAACAGAGTCCATATACGCAGTGCGCTTTTCAACACCGTAAGGATCCTGTGAATACGCTTTTACGTCAAAAGATCTGTCCGCAATACCGTTAACCACAATATCAACAAACTTAGACAGTATAGGGACAGGCTTCCAATCTAAATTAAGATAAGACAAATCACCGTTAACTGATAATT